AGTCTATAGGTTACAACTATTCTATGTTTTTTGGGGTCTAAGTCGTCTGTAGTATTTACATATAAAACACCCGATAAAGAATCATAATAAAACTCACCGCTATTTAGCGATGCACTTGAAGCCTCTGTTAGTGCTGCTCCATCTTCTTTCACGCCCACCACATAGTGATCTACAGGCTTTACATATATACTGCCAGAGCTTAAAGCAAACACAGATAGTCTTTGTGTTGGCTCAATATGGCAAAGAATTAGCTTCGAGCTTCTACTTTTATTTGCGTATGCTGAGTAAGTATTGCTCATTTATTTGTTTCCATTATTGATAGCCTGGTCGATAAATCGACAATTGTGTTATCTTGAAGCCTTTGGTGCTCTTCTATTTTTTGAAAGTTTCTATTATTATTTGACAGCTTTTCATCATGTACGGCTTGTTGTACTACCATTTTGTCTACAGTAACAATAAGTCTATCAAACTTACCCATAGCTTGCCTGTGCAAAGTGGCTACAAACCAACCAACGAGTGTTAAAAGTAAAAGTATTACTGTCCCTGATATTGCCCACAAATTTATCGGTGTTAGTGACATTAAATAACCCCCTTTATCCTCAATAGCTCTATTAGCTCATCAAGTTTCATTTTTTTATATTTATCGACAAGAGTAGCCTCTTTAATTTTGTCGGCTTCCTTCTTGCCCTTTTTATCCTTTATGTCCTTTACTATGGGATTGCATTCGCTACCCTTAGGGTAATTTAATTCCATATCGCAAACTAGAATACTGTAAGTGCCCTTTTTACCCCATGAGTCGTTTGCAACATTTCCCGAAATCCATTTGTCGGCTTCTTGTTGAGTCTCGAATTTAGATATAAAACGTTTACCTTGTAACCCTGTTACATTAACAAAAATATTGTAGTTTTCTTGATTGTGTTCATTTGAAAAACACAAGGTACATACACAAAATAAAATTAAAATCTTCATATTATTTTACCCTTTCTATCGAAATAGAGTTGTATACAGTTGACGTATTCATGCTAACGTCTTGACTATTAAACCCAGAGACAGAAAAAGTGTCACCTTCGTCAAAGCTTAAAGTCTCGTCTATATTAATCATATAGGAGGCAGATGTCGTGCTTACTACGGGAGTTATAACCCTTGGGTTGTCCCCAGTTCTTACGATTCTTATAGACATGATATCTCCAACAGTCCATGTACTAGCCTGCGTTCTGTATATAGCCTTAATTCTATACTTTCCGCCCATACCTGTAGGTACCGTATAGACACCTGTGCTGCTGTTGTAGGCATTATGAGTATCGTAGTCTTTATCTTCATAATTTAGAGCTGTTAGCGATGAGAAGGTATGACCCCTATTGCTAGTGTATCGAGCCATTGGCCCTAATATCTCATCACTTACAATTGACCAAGTAGACCCATTGGAGATAATAGTTATAGTATCCAATAAAGAAACTAAAACCTTAGAAGATTCAAACCCCACATTTTCAACGCCTGCACCGTCAATAGTGACAGTGTTAGTGGTTATCCCTAGCTTTGATATTGTATATTGAAGCCCTTGATTTCCTACTGCTGTAGGTAGAGTCAGAGTAAAGCTACCACTTGTAGGGTCAGCAAATACCTTGTTTTCGAGAGTTGTTGCTAGTGTTGCGTTTGCTGTCTTTTCAACTACCCCTGTTTCAAGAGCGTCTAATTGATCTTGAATTGAGCTTGTGGCATCCAAGTAGGAAAGCTCAGTTGATGTTGTAGAGCTTTCAACAATAGACCCACCCACAGACTCCATAACAAAGCCAGAACTCAAAGAAGAACTTGAATTTGTTCCCCCATTAGCTATTGGAAGAATTCCAGATATGTCTGTAGTAAGGGATGTTGCGGCTTGAGTGGATAATACTCCGCTAGTAAGCTTTACAAAGCCAGTTGAAGAACCCAGGACAATATCACCTGTGCCATTGGGAGTTATAGTAAAGTCTCCATCTGTCACGCTTGGAGTAACAGTATCAACCTTAAGCGTTTTGGCCTCGGCAACAAAGCTTAAAAAAGCTAATATTATTAAACTAAGCTTCAAAACTTGCATTTTCAACCCATGAACCGTTCTCATAAATTCTCACCTTATTGTCTGTTGTGTTATAGTAAGCGTCACCGTCTTCCGCTGCACCCTCTGCTGAAACATAAGCGGAATCACTGGAATAATTTGCATAGCTTGACGATCTAATACCTATTGGTGAGGGTGCTGCTGCACTTGTGAAACCGTCTGAAAAGTCAAAAATTCGTATACTCATCTTGTTAAATCCTCTCTTATATTTTCATAAATTAAAAAATCAAAAGGTTTATCCATGTATCCCAAAAGCGCATCAACCTCTTCATTAAATACGTTTTCATAAGATTTGCACCACCCAATAAAGCTAGACTCACTAAATGTGTATCCACTTGATGATAGTACAAAATCATAAGAACCCTTCTTTAATATTAACGAAATATCTAATGCTTTGTATAGGTGCGCATAATTGTCGGCTGTGGATAAGTCGCTCTTCATATCTGCACTTGTAAAGCTCGAACTTGCTAATGTTTCTGCACCTGACTTGACTGATAGCGTAAAGTTGCCCGCTGGTGCGTTATACATTAAGAGTTTTATTTTAATACCATCTAAATGATAAACCTTATTAAATACCAGGTTTACGGTTTGTGTAAGGTTTGTTTCTAATTGTTCACAAACTAGTATTGTCATCTATTTAGCCTCAATTAGGTCTAATGAAGTGTTATAATAACCGCTGTTAACATTAGCAAATGACGGTGATGATACAAAATAATAAAAACCGTTGTATCTGTTGTCGTTATTTGAAAGTGAATCAGCCTCCAGTGGGAAATAAACAAAAAATGGCTTAACTGTCCTATTAACATCATAAACAGAAAATATTTTATCCATTTCATCTTTATCCATGACCTGGAATTGAAGACCACTTAACTGTTTTTGAGTACCGATATCATCTATAAATCTTTGGCCGTATCTATTTGTCTTAATGTCAGAGAGATCACTATTCTTATACAACCAATTATAACCTACACCGTTAGTAGTTATTTCTATGGCCGTGCCCAGGAATAAATTAGCTATTTCGCAGTAACCAAGAGTTGAGGTTAAAACAATTCTCCAAAACCTATAAGACTGAGCAGTGGAAAAAGCTTTTACACTCACTCCGAATGTAGTATCTAATATTGCTGTGGTCGAAAATGCTGGTGACCCCCATGAGTCTGTGGGGTTAGCCTCTATAGTTATTGATGTAACACCGAATCCATTTTGCCAGTTGTCTACTACAGAAAAGTATTCGCATGACTCAGCGGTACCAAGGTCAATTACAATGTTGTCAGAGTTACTGGTAGATCGGTATGTTTTAGTCCTCCTGGCATCTTTTATATTTGAAACAGGATATTGTGCGTTTTCGGTTGAAGCCGTTAACACAGCAGCATCTATTAAATTGTTTGATAAAAATTTTAAACTCATACAGAGAACCCTTCTAGTTTTTGATTCCTTACTGCCCTAGCAACTTCACGCTCATCTATTTGAACTATGCTCGTTAACTCTATCATTTGATTTGATGTGGCGTTTTGGCTTTTATTATCAGCTATATCGAATAACCTTCTTTGCTGATTAGCATCAAGCATCATTTCTCCATTTCTAACATTAGCGACAGTGTTATCATTTCCAGTTGTTGCGCCACCAAAACCACCTACGACGCCACCATTTGCAAAACTAGCCATTCTCCTAGTTTGTTCTGCTTGTGCCGCAAGTGCTATACCAGCAAATGCAAACCCTAGCGGTGGCCCACCAGTAGCAGCACCATATTTAAAAGATGATGCCACGGCAGGGGGTGTGGCTTGTGCAATCTGTATTAAACCAGCCGCCTTTCCTATAGCCGCAAGCTCTTTACTACCACTTTGAGATAGTGAAGCTGCCTTGGAAAAAAATACTTGTTTATCAGCCAGTGCCGCTGCATTGAGCTTGACCTGTTTACTTACTCTGCTTTCGTCTATGGCTATAGCATTCTTTGTAAAAGCCGCCTTGTCTGCGATTCTTTTCGACTCTAAGTCTCTTATTTTTGTATTCTTATCTAACTGTATTTTTAGTTCAGCATCTGCCTTTGCATTTTGAAATATCTGTAACTTACTTAAAGCCTCTTCTCTTTGTGATGCTTCTAGTTCAGAGTTAGCTAATATAGCTTCCTGCTCTTTAATCTTCTGCTCTTCTTTGATTAAATTAAGCTCTAATTGAAGCTTCCTTCTTTGCTCAATGCTTTTTGCGTTTGCAGCAGTGTCAGCAACATCCTTTTTTGCTAAAAATGCTTCATACTCACCTTGGCTTTTTCTAAGCTCTTCAATGTCAATAATAGCACTAGGAGCCTTTAAAATCTCTTTTCTTTGCTCGACAAGGTTTCTCAGTGCTCTCTCAGCTAATACTAGTTGTTCATTTTGCTGCTTAAGCATTTCTGGTGATGCACCAAAGAAGTCACCCTGTTGGCTAGCAAATTCATCCCGAACCTTCCTAACCTTGTCTATAGCCTCGCTTTGCTCTAGAATCTTTTCGTTTATTTCGTCGAGTGGTGTTTTTGTTTTTATTATTTGCGAGGCTAAATTTAAATATACCGACGCGTAATCAGAAATGAAATTAATCCCTGCAGCTAACACTTCTCTATTTTCAACAAGCACCTGGGTTAAATCCTTTAACGAAGAAATGAGAACATTAGCACCGTTTATTAACTCAGGTTTAAACGCTTCCCCAATTTCAGCCTGGAGAATAAAAAAGTTATCTTTTAATGTTGATAAAACACCGTTTAAAGTTTGTGACTGCTTTTCTATTGCACCCTCAAAAATACCGCCAGACTGGGACAGAGAGTTAAAAGCCTTTTCAAACTCACTGAACCCGACAACACCACTAGAAACAAGTTCTCTCACCTCATTTTCGGCAACACCCATAGATTTCGCCAGAGCCGAACCAATTGGAATAGCTCTTTCCTGGAATTGGAGTAATCTTTCGCCTGTTAATTTACCAGCGGCAGCAACCTGACCATAAATTAAAGCCACCTCTTTTAAATCAGAACCAGAGCCAGCGGCTACTTCTCCAATCCTAGCTATTCTTCCCTGCACCGTTTCAGCTTCAAAACCAAACGATATGAGTTGTGCAGAGGCTTCTGCTATTCCCTGTAATTGAAAGGGAGTCGAGGCACTAAAATCAGTAAGCTCTTTAAAAAGGTCGGCTGCTTTTTGCTGTGAG